AGAAATTCACAGAACAAATTCACGGAAATTAGGGCTGTTCGCGTAGCTGGGTGTACAGGCGCAGCCTGTTCCCAGCGCAGCCGATAAAGACCAACAGAGTTAACAGTAGACAAAAGGGATTAACAGTAGAAAAAGGAGATATACCGCAAATTAGCGCTCCGAAGGGCTGAAAGCCCGTAGGTGCAAGAGAATGTAATAAAAAGGGATTAACAGTAGAAAAATATCTAACGGGGAAATTATTCAAACCTTGATGGAAGAATATCTAACGTTTAAAGAGTAAGCCCTCGCGGAAAAATATCTAACGCTACACGTAAATCAAATAATCAAATGTCAGAAATAATTCATATAAAATCAAAATAAAAATAAAAATAGAAATCCTGGTTGAAGTCAAATATAAAGGGGGGACTCTAGGGCGTAGTTAATATTACCTACGCCCAACAGAGTCCTCAGAGTCCCTATGGAGCCAACTATGTTAAGCGACATGCCTCACCCTCTCGCCGCCCAGGAGCTGCCCCTATCGCCTATGCTGGAGGAGGAGCCGCCAGTGCCGCCGCCAGTAGCATCTACGAAAAAAGTCAAGCCTTTTCGGATGCAAGCAAAGGGATTTTCAATCACTTTCCCTCAGTGTGACACTTCGAAGAGAGACGCAGCAGCTTCGATCGAGTATAAGTGGCCAGACTGCTCATATGTTATCTCGCAAGAGGAACATAAGGATGGTAATCATCACCTACATATGTACTTGGAGTTTCCAGAAAAGAAGAATTTTAAGTCTTCTTCTGTGTTTGACTTTATTGGAAGGCAACACGGGAATTATCAAACTACTAAGAATCGGAAGAATTGGATTCAGTATGTAACTAAAGCTGATCAAGATTTTATCAGTAAAGGAATAGATGTTGGAGCTATCTTAGCGAAGAAAGCAGCAAAGAATGAGGTAATTGCGAAGCAGATTATGGAAGGAATGAGTTTGGTTGACATAAACAAAGAGAATCCTGGTTATGTCATGATTAATAAGCGTAAGCTGGAGGAGTATCAAAGCTGGGTTCAATGTGAGAATTCAAAGAAATCAAAGATTGATTGGATTCCTCCTAGTTTGGAAGCACTTACTGACGCGGACCTTCAGATCGCGACATGGATCTGTGCGAATATTCGCCAGAACAGGAAATTCAAGGCCCCTCAGTTGTTTATACATGGCCCGAGGAACCTTGGGAAGACTTCGTTGATAGAGTGGTTAGAGAAATCACTGTCTGTGTACCACTTACCAATGGACGAAGAGTTCTACGACCATTATTCGGACGACTACGATTTAGTAGTTATGGACGAATTCAAGGGTCAAAAGACGCTTCAGTGGATGAATCGATTTTTGCAAGGATCACCTATGCAGATTCGCAAGAAAGGATCACAGGGAATGAAATACAAGAACCTTCCGGTAGTAATTTTGAGTAACTATCGGTTGTCAGAGTGTTATCCTAAAGCTGCTAATGATGGCAGATTGGATACTTTGGAGTGCAGGTTAGAGATAGTAGAGGTTGATTCGTTTATAGATTTCTATAAACAGCATAATGATCTTGTTTAACAATAAAAGAATTTTATTGATCAGTGAAACGGACACGTGTATAGTAATCGATTAGAGAAATGCCAGCAAAGTCACCTACGAAACATAAGTAAATTGCACCAGTAGCAATTGAGCCAATGGCGTTTGTTGTTCCAGAGAATACTGTTTCTAAGAAACACTTTTTATATTTAGCCCACCACAGATTTTGGGGTGCTCCTGAGATGATGGTTCCACCAGCAGATGTTAAGTAAGATCCAAGTTGTCCTTTTTTATCAAGTAAAACTTTGAATCTGTCTCGGTTGTTAAGATTCATGGGAGAGTGGGGGTCGTTAGCAACAAAGATGTCTGTTCCCGCAGGGATAGATCCAGAGTTGGGTTGAGTATCGTAGATGATTACAGTTCTAAACATGAGTCCTTGGGTTGCAGATGTAGAGGGTGTGATAACTGGAAAGATATTGCCGTTGAAAATGATTGATTTATTCATCATTTGTCTTCCAATTCTGGAATTGTAGTCTGTTCCTTGAGTAACTCCATTGAGTAAAACAACTTGCCAGGAAGTTGTTACTGCTACGTTTAAAGCAGTAGTGTCTACGAATTTTAATTCAGCTCTTCCTCTTCTTGAGTACTGTCCATAGAATCCTCGCGTTGAGAGAGGTGCTCTAGGAGTTCCTGCCATTCTTGCTCTAATAAGGCTAGCCGCTTTTGCAACTGCTCTACGGCTGAGTGTAGATTTTCTAGTTCGTCCGGAGTACGTGATAGTCTTGACGCTGGCTCGAACCATACCGTTGGTTGCTTCTTTACGGGTGCTCGCTTCTTCGGGGCTTTAGCTGTAGGTGGGTTTTCCGACATTTATCACACAAATTCACCAATCACTGCACTTTTATCACACAATTCACCAATCACAAAATTCACAGAAATTCACAGAACAAATTCACGGAAATTAGGGCTGTTCGCGTAGCTGGGTGTACAGGCGCAGCCTGTTCCCAGCGCAGCCGATAAAGACCAACAGAGTTAACAGTAGACAAAAGGGATT